ATGTGGATAGTTCGTCGGAAGTTCCGTCGTTCAACACATCCTCCGTGGATAACGACGAAGAATCGTTATTCTAGTAAAGGAGAGACAAGTATGGGTATACTTGGGTTTGTAAAGGGGTTGTTTACTGGATCTAGTGTTGAACCAGATTTAGTAAAACCTATTCGGACATCTTCTAGTCATAATGTATCTGCTCAGTTACATAGACCAACTATGTCCGCTCCGACTGCTAAAGGTAGTCGGAAACCCCGAAAACGTAACGCTAAAGGTCAATTTGTATCTGAGGCGTAAGAGGTAGGGGGGACATAACTATGTCCCCCCACGCCTACAGAATTGAGAATTTTTTGATAAAGTACGGAACAGATACATTATTTAGTAATGAATCCAAAATCGTCACTCCCGATGATTTTGATGACTCCATGAGAAAATTAAATGAGTCAGACACTCTCTTCTTAGATATTGAGAGTAATGGATTTGAATTTAATAAAAATGAAATATGTGGAATAGGATTAGCTACCCCTAAGAGTGTAGTCATGTATTTTCCATTCCGTCATGCCGACCACCCAGAAGTTTATGGTAACCTTTCAGAGGACCAAATGTTTGAGGTGTTGAGAACTATAGAGCATACTAAAATATTAGTTGGATATAATCTAAAGTTTGATTTGAAGTTTTTAGAGTACGAATGCGGATTGACCGACATAGAAGATAGTTTTACTTGGTTGAATACTCAGGATAAAACTCTTATTGACGTTTTAGTTATGACACGATTGACTGAGAAAGCCAAGCACGAAAGACTGGATTTAACTCATACCATTACTCGTGAATTTGGAGAGGAAGCTTCTCAATATGACGTTAAGTGTAAAGAACTTCTGAGAAAAAATAAGTGGAATAAAAATTTCTCCTTAGCCCCCATAAGTTTATTAGGTCCTTATTGCTGTAATGACGTATTTTGGACTAGGGAATTATATTTTGCGAGAAAGAAAGTTATAGAAGAAACCAAACAAGTTGAAATTTGGCAACAAAGCGTTAAATTAACTTCTGTTTTATATGACATGGAATACAGGGGAGTTAAGATTGATACGGACTATGCGTTAGATGGGGCTAAACGTATAGGGGCTAGACAAGAAGCGGTACTAGACAGAATCTATGCTATAGCGGGTGAAGAATTTAATGTTGCATCTAATCTACAGTTAGGTAAGATATTTGAGTCGCTAGGAATTGAGTCTCCGGATAAAACTGAAAAAGGAAACCCTTCGTGGGGAGAAAAATCCTTAGTAAAAATTAACCATGAACTAGCAGGACGAGTAAGAGAGTATAGAACACTGGGTAAGATGTTGAGTACTTACATTGAGCCACTGTCTCAGACAGATGTACTTCACTGTACCTATGCTAATTGGGGAACAGTAACAGGTAGGTTATCTTCCCGAAACCCTAATTTGCAGAATATTCCTAGAGGGATTATAAATACCGTAGAACAAAATCTCAATGAAGAAGAGATGAAAGCATTACAAGGGCGATTAGAGGCAATTGTAAAGGCTGGTAAGGGTCGGATATCTCTTGACGATCAGGATATTTCTGCGTGGGCATTTGTTGGGGAAGAAACTTTCGTTGACGGTGACCCCACTAAGTTTGCAACTAGGAATGCTTTTGTTCCTAGAGAGGGATATACCCTATATGGTTTGGATTATAAACAGATGGAAGTTTGGGTCTTTCTTTCATATTTCATGAATGACAAAGAATTAGCAGATTTGAAGGATAAAGGGGTTGACCTTCACGACAATTCCGCTAAGGCAGCATTTCACGTAGACGAGACTCACGCAGAGTGGAAGTTTTATCGTCAAGCAGCAAAGAACCTATCGTTTGGTATTTTATACGGATTGGGATTAGAAAACCTAGCTAATTCTTTAGATTGTAGTATCAAAGAAGCTAGAAAATATAAAGCTAATTTCCTAGACGGATTACCTGGTTCCAAACAGTTTATTAAAGATGTCATGGCTAAAATTACCAAGACTGGGGTGGTGCAAAATAGATATGGGCGAAAATACTGGATTCCGGCAGATTTCGCATATGCTGGCATTAACTACTTAGTACAGGGTACATCTGCTGATATAATGTCTGAGCGTATGATTGCGGTACATGACTATCTAAAGGATAAAAAGTCCGCTTTGATAATGCAAGTGCATGACGAATTATTAGTAGAGGTTGCTAAGGGGGAAGAAGAAGTCGTAGAGAGGGTTCGTACCTTGATGGAAGAGAATTCCATAGGAATCCCGTTGCTAGTAGATGTAGAAATCCATGATCCCTCATGGGCGCATGTGATGGACGCTGACAAGGCAATTAGGGAAGCACAATATCTCGCTGACAGAGAGAAGGAGCAATTGGAAGACCATTATTGTATGTGGAGACAAAAGTACGAAGACTTAGCGGAACATGCTGTAGCTTCGGCTATAGCAAATAAGACTGAAGAGGTAATAGTATTATGAAGATAGATCAATCATTAGGATTCACAGTTAATTTAGGCGATTATAATAACGCTAAAATTGAAGTGACTATACGAGATATAGATACAGAAGAAGATTTAGACGAACAAATGGCAAAAGCTAAAACCGCAATAAATAGGGCATGGCCTTTGGTTTTGTCTGCGGCTGATGCTGAAGTATCAAAAATAAGGAGTCTCGCTGATGGCTAAAACAGACACCCCTCTTATGGATCAACTTCTAAAGGGCGTTGATGGACTTACGTTAGCATCTGATAAAGATTTTAAATTCGAGCGTATTCCTTTTGGGATACCTCAACTAGATAAATTGACGGGGGGAGGTATCCCCAAAAAGCGGTTTACTCTGCTTACTGGACAGCCTAGCGGGGGGAAGTCTTACCTTGCTATGAAAGCTGTGGAGTCTGTGCAGAAATCTGGCGGAACTGCTGTGTGGATTGATACAGAGATGTCTCTAGATGAATCGTGGTTCCGCAAATGTGGAGTTGACCCCGATTTGCTGTTAGCTTCTCAACCAGCTAGCGGTGAAGCAGCCATAGAAATTGCTAGAGCTGTTATGGAAGCCGGGGTGGATTTAGTAGTTATAGATAGTATTGCGGGGATGGTTCCTGCGGCAGAGTTAGCAGACTTTGACAAACATCCTATGGGGTGGTTAGCTAGATTTGTAAATGATTCCCTTAGTAGATTGATGAGTAGGCTAAAGCATGGGTCATCATTGATCTGCATTAATCAACAACGATCATCTATTGGTCCTGTCGCCATAAAAGAGATGCCTGGTGGTAAAGGTCAAGTTTACTGGAACCATCTTATGTTAGAAGTTAGGCGAGCGGGGTGGATTGAAGATAAGAAGACTAAAACCAAGGAAGGCTTTGATATGGAAGTCACCTTGAAGAAAAATAAAACGTCCGCAGATCATTGGCAAAAAGTCGTAGTGCCTTTTAGAGTGGATGGTGGCATAGACATCATGGAAAGTTATATGCGTGAAGGATTGGCATATGGATATATAAAACAAGCTGGTGCATGGTATGACTATGCTGGAAATAAAGTTATGGGACTTAATGGTTTGAAAACTTTATTGGTAACTGAACAACCCGAATTAGGAGAAACACTTAAGGAACAGGTAGATGCCTCTCAACATTCAACAAGCACCACAGGAGATGACTCCTCAGGAAATAAAAATAGCCAACTACTTAAGTGAGTTAGGGTTGAGATGGGAGTCTCAAAGACAGGTTGGCAAATATTTTGTAGATTTTTGGATAGCTGAAATAGGAACTGTTATTGAAGCTGATGGAGTATACGGACATTTTGCTAAAAAAGATAAAGAACGTAATGAATTTCTATTAGAGAGTGGAGTAGATTATGTTTTACATATTACTACAGAAAATGCTAAGGAAATCCGTCACGACATTGATATATTTTTAGTTAATATTGCCGCAGACATGAATCGGAAAAAAGGAAATAAATGGGCGTAAAAGAGATAACCGAAAACGTTACGAAATCTTGGGATACTAAAGATTTAGGTCAACTGTTAGTAAAGCAGTTGGATAAGCAGTTGGCACACCCCCAAAAAAGTACTAGTAAGGGTAAATTCTTTGTGTCGGCTATAGGAAATCCGTGTGACCGATATTTGTGGTTACATTATAATGGGCTAATTCCTAAAAAACCTATTTCAGCGGCTCTTCAACGGATATTTGGGGTGGGTAATTCTGCGGAAGATCGGTACGCCAAATATTTTGGCAATATGATGTTGTACAGGGAGCAGTCCTGTAAAATTGAGAGTCCAGTTCCTCTATCAGGTCGTGCAGACTTTATTTTACATCATGATGGGAAGATGTTTGTACTGGAATTAAAAACTATTAACCAACGGGGTTGGGACGATGACATAGCGAATGGACCTAAGATGGAACATTCTACCCAATTACAGTGTTATTTACATATGTTGGGACATCCTGAAGGCGTAATTTTGTACGAAAATAAAAATACCCAACAAATT